GGGTACCAACCTTGGGTCAACTTTGGTCCAATATTGTCTAGTTTTCGTTTGGTTTCAATGTTGCTCCGACTCTAAAACGCGCGCGCCCCCCCGCGACCCGCGAAGATTATTATGTCCTTTGCGTTCATTTTTTTGGAGGATAAAATAAAAAAACCTATTGACAACATTGCAACAATATAGTATAATACCTGTATACCCCATATCTAGGAGCTATAACTTGCCACGCCAAGCTAAAACAGGTCTATACGCAAACATCGCTGAACCCAAACCCTTGGACAATACGCTCACAGAGAGAGAACAAGAATTCATCATTGGTCTGGTTGATAACCACCTTGAGCCTGAACAGGCTTTCTACGCTGCAGGCTACACATCCACATCAAGCTCAGCAAAGAACCGCTCTAAGCGGCTACAGCGCCACCTTTGGAGACATGTGGAAAAGCGCATTGAAGAGAAAGTCAGTGAAACAGCAACCCTAGCTTTGTCTGTCCTAGATGACCTTATGCGCACAGCTGAATCAGAGAATGTAAAGCTCAACGCTGCACGGGACATCCTGAGCAGGGCAGGATACGATGCAGTTCACAAACAGGAAACCACCCTTAGAGAAGTGTCTGAACTAAGTGACACAGAGTTAGACGAGCAGATCGCACTTTTGAGCAATGTTGTAAAGCTCAGTGACAGCAAATAAAACGGCACAGCTAAAACTCCTACGGGAGAAGCAGCATAGGCTAGACACCACGCAGCTCTTGCGCTACGCCCCGTATGATTACCAGAAGGCTTTCCACAGAGAAGGCGCTGGATGTGCTCAACGTATCTTGATGGCTGCTAACCGGGTTGGTAAAACCTATTGCGGAGCGGCAGAAACGGCCTATCACCTTACAGGGAACTATCCTGCATGGTGGGAGGGAAGGAAATTCAACAAGCCGGTCAGGGTATGGGCGGCGGGGGAGTCAAACGATACCACACGGGACATCATCCAGAGTGAGCTGTTTGGCAATCCGCAAGACCCGGATAAAAAAGGCAAGGGGGCTGTCCCCCTATCGTGCATTGCAGAGACAACGCGTAAACCGGGTGTTCCAAACGCCTACAGCTCGGTGCTTGTTAAGCACAAATCGGGGGGTAATTCGCACATCAGCTTTAAAGCCTATGAGCAGGGATTTGAAAAGTTCATGGGGGAAGCCATAGACGTTGTTTGGCTAGATGAGGAACCTAAGCAGGAGATTTTCTCCCAATGTATTACTCGTACAGTTGATACTAATGGAGTTGTCTACATGACTTTCACCCCGGAACGGGGAATGACAAATGTGGTAAGTGGTTTCCTAAATGACCTGAAGCCGGGACAGAGTTTAACAACAGCCACATGGGAAGATGTAGACCATCTAAACGAAGACACTAAGAAACAGCTGCTCGCTGTGTATAGCCCAGCAGAGCGCGATATGAGATCAAAGGGTATACCGGTATTCGGCTCTGGATTGGTATATCCCGTTAGCGAAGATGATATAATATGCGACGATTTCGACATACCCAGTCATTATCCCAGAATAGCGGGTATAGATTTCGGATTCGATCACCCTACAGCTATAAGCTGGATAGCTTTGGACCCAGACGACGATATATTCTACATATACGACGAGTACCGGAGAAGCAAGGAAACGCCTATAACTCATGCATCTGCTCTTAATGCTAGAACACCCGGTATCCCCGTAGCTTTCCCACACGATGGGCTACAGCACGATAAGGGATCAGGGATACAGCTAGCTCAGCAGTACAGAGACTTGGGCGTGTACATGTTAGGTGAACACTTTAAGAACCCACCAGTGGATGGAGCGTTAAATGGTAACAATTCTGTGGAAGCAGGTATTAGCATCCTTCTTCAGCGTATGGAAACTGGCCGTCTATATATCTTTAAATCCTGTGTTAATACATTTGAAGAAATGCGTCTCTACCATCGAAAAAACGGTAAAGTGGTCCCAATCAAAGACGACCTCCTAAGCGCCATGCGCTATGGATCTCTTAGCATAGAGCGCTTTGGGGAGAAAAGCAAGTCCAAGACGCTATACCGTAAGTACGGTTTTGAGAAAGAAATTAAATACTCCAACATAGGGATTGTCTAATGGCAAATCTAAAAGTTATTAGAGATAAATTAGAGGCTAGATTAAAGGCTGAAGCCGAGAAGGCTGCGAAGAAAAAGGCAGCTGATATAGAGAAGGATATCCGAAACTTTTATAAAGAATTCCCCACTCCCGGAAGAGAAATGGATAAGGAGACACCGCTTTTTTCATATACAAATGAACCACGTAGGCCTAAGAAAAAACCAGCAAAGAGAAAACCAAAGAAATCAGATTATATATAGAGACAAATAAGGACTAATACAATGTCAGAACGTACACTTTCTACCAAGGAAAGAACTGATAAAGCTCTTGTAGATGCAATAGCTAAATCTATCAGAGGTCCAAAGCAGGAACCTAAAGGTACAAAATGAGCTTTAGCAAGTATATTAAAAAGCTACTACCTAAGAAGAGAAAACCCAAGAAACCAACGAAGCCTAAAAAATGATTGCATCTCTGCTACCTTCGCTGCTCCCTGCTGTTACCAGCATAATAGGTCGTTTCCTCCCCGAAGACAAAGAGGAACGGGCTAAGGCAGAGCGCGAGATAGAGTCGCAGCTAGCATCACATTTGGCCAAGGTTGATCTAGCCCAGATGGCGATCAACAGGGAAGAGGCTAAGTCTAGGAACATCTTTGTAGCTGGTTGGCGACCGTTCATAGGGTGGACATGTGGTATTTCCCTAGCTTGGACCTATGTAGGAATACCCATTGCGCAGTTTGCGCTAGCTCAGGCGGGTCAATTACATGTAATTTTACCAACTGTGGATATGTCTGAAATGATGCCTGTACTTCTAGGAATGCTTGGTCTTGGCGGTTTAAGAACATTTGAAAAGTTCAAGGGAGTTAGTAAATAATGGCTAGAGAACTAGATGATGCAGAAATTATTTCTCTAGTAGAGGGTGAAATCAGTGGTAGCTCTGACTATTTAGACTCTGAGATTAGCATACAGCAGGCTAAGGCTCAGGAGTATTTCTATGGCGAACCATTTGGTAACGAGGAAGACGGACGGTCCCAGGTAGTAATTACAGACGTACAAGATACCCTTATGTGGATGATGCCCAGCCTGATGCGCATATTCACAAGCGGAGACAGCGTTGTACGCTTTGTCCCGGAGGGTCCAGAAGACGAGGAAGTAGCAGAGCAGGCTACCAAGTACGTTAACCATGTGTTCTACAAGCAGAACAATGGGTTTATGATCCTGTACAATATGTTCCTAGACGCCTTAATGCAAAAGGTGGGTATTGTCAAGCACTATTGGGAAGAAATAGAAAAGACAAGTAGTGAAAGCTATGAGAACCTAATAGACGAAGAGTTCCAAGCTTTAAAAGAACAAGAAGATTTAGATCTTGTCACGCATAAGAAATACTCTAGCATAGAAACTGTCACGAACCCGCAGACGGGTGAACCTGTAGAAGTAGAAGTAATAACCCACAGCGCTACCTTTACACGCACAGATATAACTGGCAAGGTAACTCTGGAAAATGTACCGCCTGAAGAGTTCTTAATTAACAGAGGTGCTAAAACCATTGAGGATGCTAGGTTCATATGCCATAGATCGCATAAGTCTAAGAGCGATCTCATTAAGATGGGGTATGATCCAGAAATTGTAGAAGAACTGCCGGGATACTCTTCCGGTGCAGATTCTATAACAACCAGTGTAGAGTATATATCTAGGCATTCTTACGACGCTAGTGGAGCTTATCCCGGAGACTCTAATACAGAATCTGAAACACTAGTTATTGTAAACGAGTCCTATGTAAAACTGGACATGGATGGGTCTGGTGTAAGCGTCCTCCATAAGGTTTGTCACGCAGGTGATGAAATCCTAGATCTAGAGCCAATAGATTATATCCCCTTTAGCTCAGTATGTCCTATACCGATTCCACACAAGTTCTACGGACTGAGCGTAGCCGAGACAGTGGAGGACATACAGTTAGTTAGATCTACCCTGACTCGTAACTTGCTAGACAATATGTATCTGGCTAATAACGG